ACGTCATTAGCGCAGTTTGGACATTCCGGCGAGTAACAATGGCATCTACAGCCACAAGTGTTACACCATCTTTCTGGACTTCCTGACATTATTTATTACCTTTCTTAATAGAGTTTAAGCTATCGATAATATCATCGATACTTGGTTCTTTATTCCATGGATTATATACACATTTGTAAGATGGTGGACAGTTATTTTCATACATTAGAGTAAAAGTTTTATTACCACCTCTATAGATACACGCCTGTCTTCCAGTGGTACGTGACTTTAATCTTTTCATGAGTCTACACGTGGTATATTTTTTTGCGTCGTTGTTACCACGTTGAATTAACTGTTGTCTAGTGTATTGTTTTTTCGTGCCATACTTTGGATCTTTTGGCTCGTATATCTTACCACCACCGTCAGCAGTCGACATAGTTACGACAAATAGTAGAAATAAAATTATCAACCATTTCATTTTTGTGTTTCGCTTCTGTTTGAGATTTTTTTGATTTGGCTCAAAGTACTCCTTGCGCCTTCATTGCTAGTCCTATTAACCAAACTATGAAACCACCAATAAGTCCACAGCCTATAACCCAAGCTATGACTTCCATCAATTTTCTTTGGCGTTCTTTTTGTGCATATATTGCTGCTTGTCTTTTCTTTCTTATCTCGCCCTCTGTCTTAAGTAACTCTTCCCACGCAGCTGGACCACGTGTTAACGATATGAGTTGTTTGAGTTGATAACGCATATCCTCGGCTTTTTTCTTAGCCATGAATGTTGCCATAGCTTCTTCTTCAACAGAACCTGCTGCAAATAGTTTTTTAAATAGTGGAGGTTTCTTTGCGTATTCGTCTGCCTTATTGATATCTGACGCCGCACCCATCCAACGACCTAAGTCAGCTGACATTGACTCGATATCTCTACCGACCTCAAAACCTTTTTTAATTGCATTGAATGCACTTGTTGCTACGCTTAACGCGGCTGCTACTTCAATCATTTGTAATTCCTCTTCAAAACTATTTATAAAAAAAAGGTTTACAAACGTCAAAAAATGTGGTATAATATATACTATATAACGATGAAACAAAGCGAAATATATTCTGGACACGGGGGCGGTACCCGTCAGCTCCACCAAGAATACCTGATGCACGTAAAGTTACGGAAGTCTTCAGGTATTCCCGATGGGGCTGAAATAGGATCGACAGGTATTGAATAGCGATGTGGAGTTATCCGGATGTAAGCTCGGTTAATGCGAACAAAACTATAAATGCAAACGATAATTTTGCACCTCAGGAGTTTGCGCAAGCTGCGTAATTCCTATGCGCTTCGGAGAGAGCGTGGAAACAGAATCTCTCCACCAACACACACAGGAGGACAATATGTCTAAAAATCCATACGAGATCAGACTCGAAACTCTGAAAATGGCTAAAGAAATGGCTGACCAACAATTTCAATTACAGATGGACTTCATGTATCGCATGATGGATCAGGCTAATGAGGCTGGTGCTGATATTAAGGAAGCGTATGAAAAGTGCGTACCTGATATGTACAAGCCAGAAGAGATCGTTAAGAGAGCTAACGAACTCTATGCTTATGTAAGTGAAAAAAAATAATGTGGGGAAGACTCATTGAATGGAGTGGCGGTATACCTTACCGCCGCCCTTCACAACGTAAAAGGAGAAAAATTATGGCACCGAATCCACACTACGTAAATATGATTATAAATTTTAGTATATTAGGTACATTAATTTATGTAGCGATAAAGGTATCGTCATGATAACAGAAATAAAGATTTCTTTCGACGAGCAAAAAGTAATAGACGAGATCAGTACTCTTGACTTGCAGCCCGGGCACTCTAATAATTGGTGGAGAGCTCAAACTGAAGAATTGAAACAATTTTGGAAAAAGACTGACACGTGGTTGAAAACTATTATTGAAGACACTAGTAACTTACCTGAGATCGCACGAATAAATTCTATACTCGAGTGCGATATCATGTACGTGTATAAACAACTAGCAAATTCTGATTTGCCAAGACACCGTGATTACGATGTTATAACAGCAGTTAATTTACTGTTAACAGAAGATAGAGCTCCAATGACTTTTGATCACGGCGATGTTTATTATAAACACGCCTTGATAGACGTTTCACAAGTACACAGCGTTAAAGCTCATCCAAAAGATCGATTGTTATTAAAATATGCTTGGCATAAAAAGACTTTTGAAGAAGTAAAGAGCGAGCTGACAGAAAAAGGTTTAATTTGAAGACTACATATAAGTTATTAATCAATCACAGTTTATGTCATGTCGCTCTAGTGTATGGTGCGTTCTATGGTTCTTGGTGGATGTGGATAGCAGGTTTTGCTTGGTATTATTTTATTACTATCGCGTCGTCAAGTGCAGGCTATCATAGATATTACTCTCACGGTGCTTTTAAAGCTGGTAAGTGGTTTGAATACTTTACTAATATTTTAAGTTTGTTCGTAGGATCTGGCCCGTACTTAACGAGAGCCGCGATTCACAGGCAACATCACGCGTATTCTGATACAGAGAAAGATCCACAGTCTCCGACTCATTATGGATTCTGGAGAATATATTTTAACTTGTGGGGATTAGATCAGAAGATAGAAAGAAAGTTTTTTAAAGGTCTCATCAATAATAAGATCCTTAAGTTTTGGCACGATCATTATTTTAAGATGGTTGGCGTTCTGGTCGTAACATTACTCGTCATTGATCCATTATTGTTAGTATTTGCGTACGCTCTACCATGCGTATTAAGTTCTCATTTATTTGGACTATTTAACGCATACCTGCATAAGACTGGAGAAGCTACAAATAACGCTTTGATTAATCTTTTTACTGCTGGTGAAGGGTATCATAAAGCGCATCATGACGATTCTAAGAAATTAAGACACGGACCTATAGATCCAACTTATTTCTTTATAAAACTGATAAGGAGTACATAATGGAAGTAACGATACAAAAGTGGGAAGATAGAGACCTGTCTCCTCTCAAGCGAAAAGATACTGATTTGATGGTTATTGAGAATACTCCTCCATCTCAAATGGAAATATTTAAGTTTGTAAGTCAGTACTACGAGGTCGTAGGACAGAATCCGATGGACACGATATTTCTCGATATTACGAGTAGTGGAGAGGGAAAAGGTAATCTTTATAGTAGTTCTGATTTAGAATGGCACATGGACGGCGGTTACATGCAAGATCCTGTACACATTACCGGACTCTACGCGGTCGACGTAACTGACGACGCTGGTAGAACTATGTTCGTAAGTAATCGAATCGAATGCCCGATACCAGACAGAATCGTATCTGCAAACATGGACAGATTTACAAAGAGCGAGAGGTATGGATATAAGTTTAAGACCGAGGCAGACAGAAGATGGTTTCGATTGAAGTATCGAAATGTTAAACACCAGTTAGTACAAGAAGACTCTAAAAGCAAATACGTATTTTATTCTGAAGCGTACACTGATTTGCCATCAGACGAGAAAAAGATTATGGAAGATATTCTATACGCGCCTGACAGAATATACTATCACAAGTGGAAGAAAGGCGACTTGATGATTAGTAACAACCTAACGACTAATCATAAGAGAGAAGGCACGAGCGCTGGAAACAGACATCTGTGGAGACTCGCCGGCGCATGCTGATAAGAGAGATAACAGATATTGAAGAATTAAAATTAGTTCTTCACGAAGCTGCTAATGATAATCACCGCAATGCCGAGAACTATCAATTCGAAAAAATGAAAAAAAGATGGAACAGATATCTCAAGTTTCATCTACTAGAAGATAACGATATTCCTGTCGCCTTTGGAGGAATTATTAAATTTGAAAACAACTTAGTAAGAATATGTGATAGGTATTGTACATTAAGATCTTATAGAAGATTTGGTATCAACAAGTTCATTAACAAAAATATTAGATTTTGCGTCGAGTATTTCGTATCAACACAGACTGAATGGGCTGTAGAAAATATGTATCAACCATTTATTTCGATGAGTGCAGAAGTAGATAAAACAAATTCAATAAAAAGATTCATGCAATACTTTGATCCAAAATACAAGTATCAACTTCTACCAGACTTGTATCTTACGTGCGATAGAAGTAATCCAAAGTGCCATCAACATATCATCACTAACAAAGACACTATAGGACTACCAAAAGTATAATGGAAAATCAGTTTATAACGCACCTTAAACTCGAATACGATAAGATAAAATTAAGAGAAGAATTTAGAAGACTTGATTTTAAGACTTTTTTTACGTCACCAAACATCAAAGACACTTGGTTAAGAGCCACTTTGCAAGACACGAATGACTATCCTATCATAGACTCTCTTCATAAAAAATTTAAAGGAAGTAATATTATCGCTTTTACGTTACGACCAAACGCGTACGTTCACATGCACACAGACCCGAAGACTCGCTGTGCTGTTAATATCATATTATCAGATGACTATGGTCCTGCAATATTTGAAGAATTTGGAGAGGTCAAGTACGAGTGCGCTCTATTTAACAACAGTAGAATGCACATGGTTCCGGCCTATCCAAAAGAAAGACTGTTACTCATGTTCGCTTACTTAGAAAATTCTTACGAAGAGATCAGAGATCAACTAAAGCTTTTTTCGCTTGATCGAACGACATCTCTTTCATAGATAACTTGTACAGTATCCTGTCACCCGTCACCGTGACGACCTGATGTTCTGTCTGCGTGTCGATCAATGCGCTTTGATAGTGATTGGTGTAGACCTTGTCGTCTACTCGAAACTCGATAGCGTCCTGACTGCCGTTAAGTATCAGGTTAATCGCGCACTGCGTACCTCGATCACAGTGAAACGGTAGTCTCATTCCTTTTCTTTGAATGTAGTATCTTGGCTCGATCTTCGTCTTGAGTATCGACTCGAAGTCTGCGGCGATCTTCGATCCGACAGGACCGATGTCTCTACAGATAAGCCACTCGTCCCATACCAGTCCGGTCTTCGAGTCGACGAAAGACTTGTAGTCTCGGTCCATACTCTCCTCGAGTAGTAGTAACCTGTCGTACTCGTAATCTATCTCGTGTATCATACGTTCGCCGGCGCGTAAACTTCGCACTTCTTACATATCTCTGGCAGAGTGTCAGGATTATAGAACCTGTCTCTTAAGGCCTTAAGCTCTGGTCCTTCCCACATCTCTCGAAAAGACTGTAACTTGACGTTACCTATCACCAGCTCTCCGAAGACGTCACGACACTCGCAAACCTTGTAGTCTCCGTCGACGGTAATCAACGGCTTACGATAGGTCACCTCACACGGTCTCGTCCTCGGTAGTCTCTTTCGTAGTCGATTGCCGATGAACTCGTTACTCTTGATCTCCTCTTCCATCAGTCCACCCCACGTGTCGAACTCGGTAGCCCACTGATGTCCGAGCCCCATAGACCTGCAGAACTCGGCCATGCGATTCGTCTCTCCGGTGTCTCCCTCGTATCGACGTAGTACCAAGTGCGCGCTGACGAAAGGATTCGTTCGTACGATCTTCGACAGCTCGCGTAGGTTAGTCATCACCTTGTCGAACTTGTCAACACCCATAAGCTTGTTGTACATGTTCCGATTAAATCCCGTCATAGAGATACCGATATTGAAGTGCGTGTGCGACATGGACTCGAAGGCCTCTCTCGTCTTGTCGCGAAAGTTAATAAAGTTCGAGTAGAATCTCAGCTTCTTGATAGGAGTGGAGTCGATATAACGAAGTCTCTCGTCTATCATCTTGTCGACCAGCGGGTCGGCGATCGTCGGAGTCAGCGATATCGTGTCACCACCCATCTCGACGAACTCGTCGACGATCTTTCGAAACAGGTCCATGTCCATGTACTTGACGGGCATCGTTCCGTGTACCTTCGGGTAGTAACAGAAGACGCAGCGAGCGTTACAGAGGTTCGTCGTCTCGATGTAGAGAGCGCTAGGTATTCTCATCGCGTCTCTTCCTAGCGTACCGGTCGAACATCGACATGTTAAACCATATCATGAGCCCACACCATATCGGGCTCCAGAACGCTATCTTCATGGCGACGAACAACATGATCGCCGTCAGACCACACATCACGTGGTCCTGTGTAGTGAGCGTAACCATATCAACCTTTCTCTTAATCTCTTTATCCTTCCTCGTAATATATCTATAGGGTCAGTTTGCACATTCTTCTTCGTGCTCATGTTCCTCTTAATATCCTGCACGTTAAAACTTTTTTTCATAATAATTAAATTAATCCTTTACAATTGAATAAAACTATGATATAATATACTTATTAAATAGGAGTAAACATGAATAAATTACAACAACATTACCATAACTTTCAACTCGAACCTACTATACCACATAAGATCTTATACCTCCAAAAACATCAAAAAGATCTATCTCGATATAACATTAACATAAACAATCTTATAAGGGCCTGGGAAACAAATAACTGGCCTTGGAACAACAAACAAAAGGACGATCCTAATCGTATAGGGTTCTAATCTCTATACGATCCGTCTCTATTAAAGTATCGAGCGTTAAAGTAGCTGTATCCAATAGACCAGAAGTAACCATATCGTGGAGCGTACTGTCTATAGTACCACCACCATTCTCGTATGAACCTGTACATATGTCTATTTATAGAAGTGCTCAGGCGCGTGCAAGATCTCAGAAACTACCCTCAGTGTACACATAAACGCGTACTCCAGTCCTCGCACGGCTCGGAGTTTTTCTTTTGAGCGCGCAAAAAAAGTCCCCATTAGTTAACATGATAAGTGAAAAGTCCTTTACATTTCCGACAGATGTGGTATAATAGTACTATAAAATAAAGAGGAGTTCAAAAACTATGAAAAAGTATTTTACAGTCGTTACAGCATCAGATAAGTCGTTGGATGGGAAGTCATTCTACAGCGGTGAGGGTAAGTCAGCACAGACGTCTATAGACAGAGCGCTAGAGAACTTCACGATCGGTAAGATCAAGTATGGCGACGACACTATCTTGTCAATACGTACGTACGACGACATCAGCAAAGTTTCTCTCAAGGCGATACGCACTTAGAGGGCGCGTCCCTCAGAGGACCACAGAGCACTGATCTGGCGCCACTAGGCTAGATACTATAGAGTATACTGTTTCAGGGTCTCAGCGGTCACGGCAGGGATCCCTCTATATAGGGGGTTTATATTTCAGAATCTCGCGCCACCGTCTACAGTGGGCTCGATCGATCTAAGCGTTTTATGAGACTCAGATTTTTTTCAGAATACCTTTTTATAAAAATTTTTTTCTCGGGAAAATTTGCCCGCGGACCTTTTTTGTATAGATAGATACATGTCGCATTTAATTTGTAATATACCCAACAATAAAGTGTGGGTGCGCCGTGAATACCTACGAGATCTCGAGGACGGTCACGGTGAGTTCGTCGAGGGCCACTGGGTTACCGCAAAGTCTATCCCAGGTCGCGCCTTTTATTTTGAGACCTTTCTACCAGAGTACGGTGCCTTGTTCGATAAGTTACCGATATCCGCCTTCGTCGCTTCTCCGGAGACTCCTTCCTTAGATATGGCGTTGCCTGAGTTGCAGTTCTGGAATTGCATGGACTATGGCGTGACTTGTATACAGAAACAGTTCATTGGTTCTATGGATTACGAGGTATGGACGAAGAGTCATGGAAGAGTCAAAGGTTCTTATATAGCAACACTTGATAACTATCACGTACACGCTGACGAGATCGATTACTCTACGGCGGAACAGCCGGACGAGCACAAGTCTTTTAACTTGTTAGAGTTGGAGAACGGGCAGTTCGCTCTCTATCCGAATAACAGGATGAGAGTCTACGATAACAGCCTGACTCCGAAGGAGCCGAAGACTCCTGACTTTAAGGTCTCTACCGAGTACTATCAGGTCGAGAACGGAAACGAGTATCGCTTAGGAGACACGGAGGAGTATCACTACGACATGCATCCGGACTGGCTCGCTCGAGACAGCGACTTCACGGGATGCTAAAAAAAATCCTGCTTAGGAGAAAAAAAAATGCGAACCAACGATGAGGTGGTCAAAGACATACAGAGAATTCTCGACGAGAGTATCTTACCGCACGTTCAGTCGCACGGCGGACACGTCTCTCTGCAGAAGTACGAGGACGGAGTCGCCACGATGTTTCTCACCGGCGCGTGCTCCGGATGCGCGATGTCTTCCGCCACTCTGAAGATGGGAATCGAGAACATGCTCAAGCACTACGTTCCTGAGGTTCACGCGGTCGACGGGGTGGAGGACCCGAACTCAAACGTCGATCCCTACTACTCCTAGTCATTAACATGTTAAGTGAAAACTTTAAAATAAGTGAAAAAAAACGTTTACATTTGAGAGAAAGTATGGTATAATGTATACATTAAATAATTAAATAGGAGTTTTTATTTATGTTAAATATTATCGTTACTTACCAAAATGACAAGGTCCCTTACAACGCGGCTGAAGTCAAAGCCCCAACTCAAGACGTCAACGAGGCATTAAACTACGCCTTTCGTTGGACTCAAAACTTATCCGGTTCTTGGTCAAACAAGATCGGCGAGGACGCCAACGACAACGTTACCCCTCTACACTACTACGCCAGCGGCGCAGGTCTTCGATCTTCTATGGTCGGCGATACCTTTACCGTCTGGTTCGACGATAAAAAGTTTAAAAAGTTCAAGTGTATGCCAATCGGTTTCGAGGAGGTCGTGTAATGCAGCAATATCAAACTTGTATATACACTCAAGATCGTCTTACCAAATCAATCACTCTTAGAGTGGTTGAACTTGGCTATTCCGCAAAGAACTCAGTCGACGAGGCCTTTAACACTTTTAAGTGTTTGGCCTTAGATCCAAATGAAATACTTAAAATTGAAACAAAGGGAGTATAATAATGAATAAAGCTGTTATGAAAAGAGCGAGATGCCACTTCACCGACGACTACGTCAAGGTCATATCTTATTTAGGAATGGGTAACTACATGGTAGAGTACCCAGACGGCGAGATGCAACTCGCGCACGAGTCAACTTTAGACTTTGATGGAGCTTTCGATGTCGCATAAGTCTGATGTGATCAACACGAAAAAACATCCTTTCACCGGTGTGGTATGGCCGGTGATCGGGTCAAAAGGTAACGAGTACAAAGTCACGATGTACGACAGCGGCTTTGACTGCAGTTGTATCGCGTTTCGAAAGTGTAAGCATATCAAAGAGGTAGAAAAAAGGATCGCCGGTAATGATTAACATGTTAAGTGAAAAAATCACTTTGATGGTGATTTTTTTGTTTACAAATGAGAGAAAATATGGTATAATGTATACATTAAATAATTAAATAAGGAGTTGAATATGAAGCATTTAAAAAAATTAATCTCAGAAACAGTTAAGTTATCAAAGATGGATTGGGCTGTCAAAGAAGATATGGCTGATATGTACAAGCAAGACGCTCAAGATTACAAGTCAATCTTAAATTTCTTTAAGGACGGTAATATCTCTGGCGCTAAGAAGTTAATCCAGTACATGGACACTCTTCCAAGAGAGCACGCTATCATCTCTATCGGTTATGACTTAGGTAATGACTGGGTCGAGGAAAATCTTGGTTGGAGAATTAACTAATGTTTAAATCAATACTATATTTTATTTGTTCGTTCATTCTGTTCGCAGAATTATTTTTAGCCTATATTATATTAGCATAGAAAGGAAGGTTATATTATGGCTCACAACGTAGAAACTATGGCTTATGCAGGAGAAGTTCCTTGGCACGGCCTAGGTGTACAGGTCTCTAATGATCTTACACCAAATCAAATGATGGAAAAAGCTGGTCTTGACTGGTCCGTCATTGAATGTCCATCGTACATCGAGCACGATGGTAAAAAAATCGAGACCGGTCAAAGAGCTCTCGTAAGAAGTACTGACGGTAGAATTCTTACTAACGTCGGTCCAGTGTGGAATCCCGTTCAAAACGAAGATGCCTTCAACTTTTTCAGTGAGTACGTTCTCGCTGGCGATATGGAGATGCATACAGCAGGTTCATTAAGAAATGGACAGATTGTATGGGCTCTCGCTAAAGTTAAAGAGTCTTTCGATCTTTTTGGCGGAGATCAAGTTGATTCGTACTTATTGTTTTCAAATCCACATAGGTATGGTCATTCAATTGACGTTAGATTTACTCCAATCAGAGTAGTTTGTAACAACACTTTATCTTTATCTCTTGAGATGGAAGCTGAAAGATCTGTAAGAGTCGGCCACAGAGTCGAGTTCGACGCTACAGAGGTCAAGAAAGCTCTTGGTATCGCTACTGCAAAACTCGAGCAGTATAAAGAAATGGCTGAGTTTCTCGGTTCAAAGAGATACAATATAGATAAGCTTATAGAGTATTATAACACTGTGTTTCCTAGAACTGCTGATAAGAGAGTTCAAAATCAACCTCTATCAGTTGAGACATTATCACGTAACGCTAAGTTAGCTTACGATAATATTAATACTCAACCGGGTTCAAAGTATGCCGAAGGTTCTTGGTGGCAGGCTTTTAACTCAGTTACTTTTGTAACTGACCATTTGAAGGGCGCAAACGCCGATAACAGAATGTACTCTTCATGGTTTGCTGGCGATCAAGCCAGAAAAAGAGATGCTCTTAAAACAGCATTAGATTTTGCGGAGGTAGCGTAAGCTACCTTCTTAATCCCTAAACAGAAGGAGTTATCATGGGTATTATCGCATTAGTTCTTGGCATGTTCAGTATTGACACTCAAGAATTTAGAGAGACAGCCAACTCTCAGATGAAAGATGGCTACAACTGGGAATACGTCGGTAAGACTAAACCATCTGGCGTTCCTGCAATTACCATGAAGTCTAATGGTGAAGAGTATATATTATGGAAGTTAAAGAAGTGAGAAATTTTATAAAGATAACAATTGTTATATGGTCGCTAGCGTTTGTCGGTGGCTTTATAACTGGTAAGAGTGCATTTGCTACTCAGCCTCATGCAGCTGTCGTTGAAGATCACACTAAAACTGTAATTAAAAGAACACCATATAGTGTTGAAGTTTGCTCTGAAGTTGACGTTCAAAGAGATAAAACAAAAGATACTATACTAGGTGCTATCATCGGTGGTGCTATCGGTCAAAATATTACTAAAGACTTACCTGATGGAGCTACTGCTGGTGCTATCATAGGTGGTATTCTTGGAAATCAAAACTCTACTATCAACGGTAAGCAAATGAGATGTAGAACTATGACTAGATATAACGAGTCAATGGAAACTATTTACTCTCATTCAACTATTACTTTTAATTATGAAGGCAGAACTTATACAGTGAGGTTTAAAAAATGAAACATAAGCCAGAAATGATCGCAGCTTGGGCGAAAGAAAACGGCATTCGTGGTTATGAGATGTACGATCCGAGAAATCGTGAACACGATAGAAGAAAAAAGACGTCTCAAAAGAAAAGATTTAACAAAAGTGTAACATTTAAAAGACGTGGTCGTTAATACATATTAGTATGAACGAATTAATTAAAAAGGTTAGCAAAATGGAACTAGGTAATCCCGTAATCACGGCTCTTGTTGGACTTGTAGTTTTTTATATAGGTCTTAAAATGTTTTCCGGTGGAATGAAATCCATGGGAAACTTAGAACACTTAAACTTCTTTTTAGGTAATCCGATTTATATGTTCATAGGTGGAATTGTCATGACACTACTCTGGCAATCTTCATCATTATCTACCACTGCAATCATAGCTCTCGTTGCAAGTGGAGCTCTCCCACTACCAGCAGCCATAGCAGCAGTTCTTGGAGCAAACATAGGAACTACTGGTACTATATGGCTCGCAGGTTTCTTTGTATCAGACGGCATGCCGAAAGGCGATACTCTACGAATAGCATTAGCACACAGTGGCGCAAACTTATTTATGGCAATAATGTTACTACCATGGGTTCATCATATAGCGAGACTATTAAGTCGTTTCTAGAGAAACACTGGGTCTCAATTGTTTTCATATTAATATTTGTTATACTATTCATTGGTTGGCCTATTGAATATTATAAAGGTAATTGCAGAATAGGCGTCTTTCCAGAGATAAAAAATTTCTGCGAAAATATACACGATTAAAAGCACCTTCGGGTGCTTTTTTTATGTACAAACTGTTATAAATAGTGTATAATATAACTAGAGGACAGGGTCATGAAGAAATTTAGAACGTATTTAAAGGAGATGGCAGCCGTGAGTATAAACGATTTAGATATGAACTTTATAAAAAGGGCAGAAAGAGTTACTTCTTTTAATATAGGCCCTGGTGATTTTCAAAAGACAAAGAATAAGGCTGAAATACAACACCTTATTAAGAAACATTTCTTTCCAAATTTTGATTTAGATAGAACGATTAAGGATCAACCTACCGCGAATGCACTTAACGAACTGATAGAAGATTTACAGCGTGAAAACTTTTCCATGTACAATAAATTACATAATTATCCCTTAAGTGGTATCGGTCCTGCTGAAGCTACACTATATTTTTTGTGTGACAAAGCACATTTAGGAGGTGGTTCATCAGCAGGAGTTGATTTAAAAATTGGAACTAAAGAATATGAAATAAAAGCAGCATTAGTTAACGCGCAAAAAACGCATATAAGTGGATTTAAACTTGGTGCTGGCACAGATTTTAAACCTATTGTAAGTGAATTAATGAAAATGAAACAAATGTATGGAATCAAAACTACTGGTAAAGGTAAAGAAGAGATACCTTCTAAATCTGGCATAGAAGTTTTCAGACAAAAAGATCCTAAAAAAATGGCGGAATTAGATGGATTATTTCAAAAAGAGTGTAGAGACTATTTTGGAAATAAGCAAGTGATATTCATGTCTAACAACGCTAGTCAAAAAATTGATCCTGAATTTCCAGATGCTGGAAAACAAAAAGTACTATCGAAAGGATCAGGAACTTGTATAGCAATACAAAAAGTTAATCCTATAAAATGTAAAATACAAGTTGTGACACAAGGAATTATTAAACCAATAATATCGTTGAGATAAAATGAACTTTATAGACTTTATAACTGAACAAAAAAATACTCATATGACTCATATAGAGGATAAGGTTCTCTATGGTGGAGTCAATGGAACGAGAGAAGCAATACTCGCTTTACGTTCTTTAAGAGACATGTTAGGAGGTGTCAAAGATGGTAAAGTCTCGGTCAAGTGGGACGGTGCGCCGGCGTTATTTTGCGGGATCGACCCTACGGACGGACAGTTTTTTGTTGCGAAAAAAGGAATCTTCAACAAGAATCCAAAGGTATATAAAACGACTTCTGATGTTGATAGCGATACTGACGGCGATCTTAATTTAAAACTAAAGAACGCTCTTAAATATTTACCAGCCCTAGGAATCAAAGGAGTAATACAAGGAGACTTTTTATTTGGTCCGGGCGATTTAAAAACAAAAAAGATTAAAGGAAAGTCATATCTTACTTTCCATCCAAATACGATAATGTACGCCATACCAACAGGAACAATGGCTGCTAAAAAAGCAAAGGCGGCAAAGATAGGAATAGTTTGGCACACTTCGTACAAAGGTAGCTCGTTCGAGTCGATGAAAGCGAGTTATGGAGTGGATATAAGTAAGTTTAAGAATTCAAATACAGTATGGTCACAGGACGCGATGTTGAGAGATATGACACAATTTACTATGACAAAAAAAGATACTCAAGAAGTTAACGATCATCTTAGTAACTGTGGAAGGATATTTAATAAAATATCTGGAAGTACTCTAAGACAACTAGAAAAGAACCGTAACATAGCTGAGCTGATAGAAACATTTAACAATACTTTTGTCAGAGCAGGTCAAGTTATTGGTGATACCAAGACGCATACGAATAAACTGATCAATTACATAAAACAAAAATATCAAAAAGAAATTGATAAGAGAAAAACAGAGAAAGGTAAATCCGGACAGCAGAAGAAGCTTGACGAGATATTAAGCTTCTTCTCTCCGCAGAACAGAATAAGTTTACAAATGATGTTTGAATTACAAAAATCTATAGTTCTAGCGAAATTAAAACTTATAAATATACTTAATAAGTTAAATAGTACACAAACCTTTTTGAAAACAAAAAATGGTTATCAAACAACTGGTCAAGAAGGTTACGTAGCTATTGACAAACTTGGTGGTGATGCCGTGAAAATTGTGGACCGTATGGAGTTCTCATACGCAAACTTTTCGCCAGATATATTAAAAGGATGGGATAAACCAGGGAGGAACTGATGGCCCAATTAAAATCTTTTTTCGACTTGATGAACGAACTGTCGATGAAAAAAGACAAAAAACTTCCAAATTTAAAAGTACCGGTTAAAGGTAAAAAAGGCGTAAGTAAGTATATGCGTAAGAAGCTTCCTTCAACAGCTAAAGACGACTTATACAATTCTGTACAAAGCGCCGATAAAAAACCAGAGAAATATATGAAGCCTGATGGTAAGGTCGGAATTAGAATGGTAAAGACCGATAAGGAAGTTATAAAGAAAGAAGCTTCAGTTCTTAAACCAAAGAGTACTATGGATATTGTCAAACACGCTAAGACTCTTGCAAAGAATCCAAGAGACTACATGATGAATAAGAAAAAGTATTTAGATAAAGCTCGTGCTAAAGTATTTAAAATGTATCCAAGAGAAGCCATCAATCATGATGACGCTCACCGTGACGCTCAACAACATTCAGATGGAAGTATGAGTGTTAAGAAAATTCCAAGTATGATTAAAAAGTCAGGTGATAAACATCTACACCTACATATGAAGAGTTATCACAAAGAGAAAGATGGACAAGCTTTTGCAAAGAAGCATGGTTATAAAGTAAAGAATTACGTTAAGACTCAATCTGGAACTAGAATGGATATTCATAAAGAAATGGTTGATCCTATGGATCTAAGAGGAAGACCAACAAAAAAAGATCCATATCATGGCAAAACTAAATTCGGCTTGAAACATCCACTTCATCCTCTTAATATACAAAAGAGAAAAGAAAAAGAAGCAAAGAAAGCAGCAGTAAAGAAAGAAGCAGTTGAATATCCACATATGATGTATGATCCAAAAACTGGAAATGAAGTAAAAGCCAAAACACCAGCAGATCATAACAAATATGCTAAGATGGGATATACACATGAAAAACCAAAAGTAGACGAAGCAATAAAGAATTTATCTTCAGCAGATCAAGTCAAAGCTGCAATAAAGATTATAAGAGATAAGAGATTTAATATGAAATCTCAAATTGATAAAAAGACAGCAATTCAAAAGATTTCTAAAGATCTCTTAAAAGATCCTAAAGTTAAAAAAGAAATGGACAAGATCTATGAAGAGAATGTTGAAGAAGCTTTAACATTACAACAAAGAATGAAACGTTCTAGACTTATGAAGAGAATGAAAACAAGAATTAAGATAGGACGTGAAAGAGCCAAAAGAAAAATGGCTAATAAAGATAAATTGTTAAGAAGAGCTCGTAGACAAGCTAGAGATCAGATCGCGAGAAAATTAACAAGAGGAATACCAAAGAAAGAATTAACTTTTGCTAGAAAAAAAGAAATAGAAAAGAGACTGGAAAAACCAGCTCTTCAAGCAAGAATTAACAGAATAGCGAAGAGAATGTTTAAAGATGTTCGTAAGGCAGAGGTTCAAAGGAAAAAAGGATAATGATAAGTTCTTTTAAACAGTACTTAGTTGAAGAAGAAAAGACCGTATTTTTTACGTTTGGTCGAATGAATCCTCCTACAACTGGTCATGAAAAATTAATGAATGAATTAGCAAAAAAGTCTGGAAAGAATCAATATAAAATATTCTTATCTCAAAGCGAGGATAAGAAGAAAAATCCATTGCCATATCAAGAAAAAATAAAGATGGTAAGAAAATTCTTTCCTAAGCACGCAAGACAAGTTATACTAGACAAAAAGATTAAAAGTGTATTTGATGTCGCTACTAGATTATTTAACGAAGGGTATAAGAATTTAACCATGGTCGTCGGCTCAGACCGAGTCATGGAATTCAATACCTTACTCAATAAATATAATGGTGTTAAATCTAGACACGGGTTGTACAACTTCAATAGAATTAATACCATATCAGCTGGAGAAAGGGATCCAGATGCAGACGATGTCTCAGGAATGTCCGCATCAAAAATGAGAAAAGTTGCAGCGGAAGGAAACTTTTCTCAGTTTACTCAAGGATTGCCAAGAAGTGTTTCAAATGCAGAAGCTAAAAAAGCTTATAATCAAGTTCGAAAAGGTATGGGTCTTAAAGAAGTTAAACAGTACCATAACACTTTAAATTTTGCTCCAGTTTCAGAGAAACGAGAGGAATATGTTAAAGGAAACCTGTTTAATATTGGTGATAGTGTTACTGTCGTGGGCAGTGACGAACTCGCTCGTGTTACCAGTCTTGGATCTAATTATGTTATTATTGAACAAAACGGCAAGTTCTATAGAAAATGGCTTGATTCTGTGGAGCTTCTAGAAAAAGAAAGAAAAAAAGAAGTTGCACAAGATAAAGACGTTAAAAAGGCAAAAGGGAGTCAGCCTTCAGTATATTATAAAGGTTTAGGTAAGTCTACCAAGAAAAAAAGACTTGCACATTTTAAAAAGTACGGTAAGTATGATGATGACAATCCTGCAGCTTATAAACAAGCTCCGGGAGATAAGACAGCTAAGACTAAGCCAAGTGTACATACACTTAAGTACAGAAGAATGTACGGAGAAGACGCAGTAGCATTAGCTAAGAAAAAGATTGAGAGAGAAAAAGCCGTTGACAAGATGAAACATGCACGCATGTTAGATCGAGCTAAAATTAGAAAACTAAAAAACAAAGGGGCAGCAAATGCTTAAATTTACTACTTTCATAGAGTTATTCGAGAATGAAGGACTCAAGAAAAAAGCAGCCAAGTCTGGAATTTCTTTAGGCACTCTAAAGAAAGTATATAATAGAGGCATGGCGGCTTGGAGAACTGGTCATAGACCAGGGACAACACCACAGCAGTGGGGAATGGCAAGAGTTAACTCTTACATAGGAAAAGGTAAAGGTACTTATTACGGTGCTGATGCTGATCTTAGCGGTAAGGGTAAGAAGAAGAAAAAAGAATCATATGATCCACTTCAAAAGAAGAAAAAAGAATCAGTTAACGAAAGCTTTAGTTATCATACTGACATGGCAAAGGCTCATAAAAGCCACGCTATGCGTCATCATTCCGAATATCATCATGGAAAACATAATAGCGATAACGAAGATATGCACGGTCGCGCTATCGATATTCATAAACAAGCACATGCTGCTCATATGCGAGCTCGCGATTTAACTCAATATGATCCTAAAGGAAAATATAAGAAAGCTGCTAAAGATGCTCATGAATATAGTAAGACAGCTATTGGAACAACTAAAGACGCTGGAAAATTTAAGACAGGTAAACCTAAGCATAAGTTTCCGAAGCTGGTGCACCACACTAAGCTGGGGGAAATGACTGTCAAAGAAATATCAAAAAGAACTGCAGCGAATTATATTGGCAAGGCTTCAAGAGATGCGTACTTTAAAGGTAGAGATCAAGGAACAGTTGATGCAATAAGCGCTGTTGGTGGTTCACATCCGCAACAAGACTATAAGAAAAGTCCAGAGCGTAAAGCAGCAATGAGAATGCGTGGTATTGATAGAGCTACTAAAAGATTAGCAAAGAAAGAAGCTGATGATTATCATTATTCAACAGGCGAAAGAATTAAGAAAAAACCTGTAAAAAAAGAAGGGATGTCTGACGCAGAAAAGGCAGCACATCAAAAAGCAATTGATGCATTTAAGGCCAAAGGCGGAAAAATTAAAAAGTTAGCACCAGGGTACGCGCAAGGTTATCACGGTAAGTCTGATCCAGCAGCTGGTATGAAAGGCATGATGGATAAAGGCGACACCAAAGCCATGGGTACACGTAAAAAAATAAGGAGTATGAAATGAGTTTAAGACAAGCAATACTTGATGTTGTACAGCCTAAAAAAGTCGAAGAAGCAACTGATGTTTTCGATAAATTTGGAATTCAAATTACTAGAACTGCTTTAAAAGGTGGTCTTGGTTTTCAAATTAACTACGGCGAAAGAGGTAGATATATTCAAGTTCTTAAAAAAGATATGAATAATCTAATGAAAGCCATGCAAACAGCAATGAAAGCAAAGTAATGCCATTAGGAAAAAACGCAACAGCCGGAGATTATGTAAAAGACTTTAGAAAGTCTAAGGCTCCTCAGTTTAAAGGTAAGTCTAAAGAAAAGAGACATAAGATGGCTATTGCGGCTTATCTGGACAAACGTGATAATCAAAAAGAAGCTAAGTTAGCTGGTAATAACTTGAAATTATTTTCACAACTTAACAGAAATAGAACTAAACCAGAACTGGATAGAAATATACCAGAACTATCTATGAAGTTAAAAGCTAAAGCAAAGATCGCTCGTGGCCTAAGAGGACCGAGTAAAAAAGCAAGACCTGATTGGATGAGAGATACAGGAAAGCGCGCGAAAGAAATAGCAAAAAGAGCAAGAGGTCATATTGCATTAGCTAAACGCGATGATACTAGAAAAGAACTAATAAAAAGAGTTTTACAAAGAGAAACTAGTTTTGAAGTTACAATTGATGGCTTACCTAAGATGTACATGGACGCCAAGACCCCAGGTGAACTTAAGGCAAAACTTAGAAAAATAGTAAAGCAGCCTTCTCTTATACAAGACATAGAAAGAATTACTAAACAAACAGTAAAAAAGATTTATAGAGATAAGGCACAAGGAAGAGAAAAAATTAAAGAATACAAGTATGATTATGGTACTCCTGAGTCAGTTAGACTTATGAAGAGCATGACACCCGGTGAAAACAAGGCTAAGAAAGAAGGTATGAGAGGAAGGACAGATGCTCCAAAAGGACCAGAGTCTTATGAAGCTCAGTACAAAAGAAGATTAGTAAAAACTACAGATCCTGAACACAAGGAAAAAGGTTATAAGTATAGAATTAAAGGTAAGAAAAACAGCGCACTTACTAAAAAGTTATATAAGTCAAAGCCAGATCAAGGAGAGTTTAATAAACAAATGAGAAGGATAGCAGGCCATGAGTTTGGTTAGATTCAAAAATTTTATCTTAGAAAAAGGCGCAGATTCTAAAGGCCATTTTCGTCCTACTGAAAAAGGCGCGGGAATGACACAAAAAGGAGTCGATGCGGCAAATAGAAAAAGTGGTGGTAACTTAAAAACTGCTGTAACCACGCCGCCATCAAAACTAAAAAAAGGTTCTAAGGCTGCTAACAGAAGAAAAAGTTATTGTGCAAGAAGCGCAGGACAAATGAAGAAGTTTCCAAAGGCAGCAAAAGATCCTAACAGTAGATTAAGACAAGCAAGAAAGAGATGGAACTGCTAATGATTAAAAACTGGATAACAAAAAGAATGAAAGAAAGAACATCTATGGACGGAGCAGTGTGTATTGCTCTTGGTCTTATGATATTATTTTTATCTCCATTGGCAAAGATTGCTGCAGGTATAGCAATAGCTTATGGTGTATGGACAATATGGAAAGCTGAGTAATGGCTAAGTTATTTCGTTCAGTTAAAATACATGAACCGAATAAACACGGTACTACAATTGGACGTAAGCCTATATTTTCAACGATGAATAAACACAAGAGAAGAAGTTTTAAAAAGTATAGAGGTCAAGGAAAAAGATGAACTGTCAATTTTTTGACAAAAATAACTGTCATATTATTGTTGGTGTCAATTTTATGACATCACATAAATATATTTATGGACAAAGATCTCATACACCAAATACTGAAGGATTACAGTAAGATGGCTCAGAACGAGACAACTGAATCACGATTAGATAGGATCGAGCAAAAGATAGATAAGCTCGCGGACGCTATGATTTCTTTGGCAAGAGCAGAGGAGAAGATCATAGCACTACAAGACGATCATGAGAATATGAGAGAAAGACTAAATAAGCTCTCGGTAAAATTAGATGAGATACAGAAAACAGTTGACGATAATTCACGAACTGTAGGAATTATAAATAAGATTGGTATGGCATTGATTGTTGCTATACTTGGAGCCTATGTGGCTCACGTATGGATGTAAAGGAGAATCCCATGGAAGAAAGTATAAAGTATCATATACCTGAGGAGATTCCAGCAAATGAAAGAACCGCCTTCCATGGCGCAGCAGCTGCAGCCGCAAAAGCCGGTAAGAAGAAATTCAACTTTGGTGGAAAGACTCATCCGGTGACTATGAAAAAAGACACTGCAACTAAGATTGCAGATCAAAAAGAATCAGTAGGAAAAACAGCAGGTGATAAGAGTTACTATCATTTGCAAAGAGCGAAAGAACTTGCTAAGAAAGATGGTCATGACTACGACAAGTTACCAAAATACGATCGTGCTAAACCACACCAAGATCATTATCACGATAAAGCAAAAAAAGAATCAGTAAAGAAAGAGAGTACAATGACTTTCAGAGAAAAATTAATTTCTGTGCTTGAAGGCGACAGAGCAGCGCATTACAAAAGTGCTACTGCACCAGAAGGTATGCTTGATAAGAGCCAGTCTTCCAAAGGAGCTATGGATATGGCTAAAGGAGCTCAAGATAAAATTAAATCTGGAGCCGCAGACTTAGACGTTAAAAAATCTATAGATGATAACGAAAAGTCTAAAGCTGATAAGAAGATGAAGCAAGCTAAAAAAAGATCTGGTGGAGATAACGTAGCAAGTGGCGATAGAAATATCAAGCCAAGTGCAACTCCTATAAAAGATCCAACAGCTAAAATGGAAAGCAAAATCGACAAGTATGGAATATTTGGAAAGACCATAAATGAACTGTTAGATGCAGTAAATAAAGTAACAAATAAGAAGGACTAATATAATGGCTATAAAACCACCAAATTGGGCGAAAGGCGCGATACCAACTCCACAAGGTTGGAAACATAAACAAACTGGAGAGTTGTTAATATCTCAAAAAATATCACAAGGTCAGATAGACGAATTTTTTGGTATAAAACCAGAACCTCAAGTTTTAAAAGAATCTCCTACTACAGCTGAAGAAGCAAAGGAAGAATGGTTTGGAGAAGAAGTAAATACTGATTTAGATTCAATGAGTAAAATAGAACTTGAAGCTCTTGGTAGAGAACATGGTATTGAACTTGATAGAAGAAAAAATAAAGCTGATTTAATCGAGGAGCTCAAAGAAGTACTGTAAGTCTTAATATATAATTTTATGTTAAGGTTTAAAGAATTAAATGATAAAAATCTTTTTCTCTATGCGGCGAAGCATTATAGAAGTAATAAGTTAGCAGATGCCGATGAGTTTAACGAGGATTTAAAAAGATTTAAGTATATTAAAAGATTGTTGAACAGATATATAGAAAGTGATGAACTTTCTGAAAGATTAATTCTCAATCATTTAATTGTTGTTTTTAATGTTTTTGGTATTGAAGCTGCTTTGAATATATTAGATTTTAAGTTAGAAGATAAACATTGGCCAGTTATGAAACCATTTTTAATATTTTTAAATTATATTAGAAACGATCAGTATACTGGAATAACTATGGATCCTGAAGTAGTTAACGTGTTAAGGAAGATTTAATGGGTATATTAAAAAGAGCAGCAGATTTAGGATATACGTTTCGATTCATAAGAATGATGGTTATGGATTGGACAAGCTGGGACGCGTACAAATTAGGAATAATAGACGAAAATGGCAAAAGGAACAAGAGCGTGAGGCTAGATGACGATGAAAAAAAGTCTGCTTATACTCCTTTCATTCGCCTTGCCGCTAACCTTAAAAGGCTCGTATCAAACATTCCAGGAGGTGGAAGTAAACTCGGATCTTTTGCGAGCGCGCTCTTTCTTATCAAAGAAAAAGTCGGTGAAAAAGGAATAAAAACGATATGCAAAGAAATGGATATCGATGTTTTAGATTTTTTAAATGAAAAGAATGAATGGTTTTTACTTGAAGAAAAACAATTATCACCAGGGATTTATAAAGTTCAAAATCCTAAATTATTAAATGGATCATGTGCAGAAATGGTTTGGCCAAAAGATCAAATAAGAATAAAAGATGATTGCTATCCGGTTGGTGATGTTTTTGGTGTAGATATATATGAAGCAATACATGTTAATACCGATAAAAA